ATGAGATTTATATTCCTCTTTATAGGCGCAGTTTCAATTCAATGTTATGCAGCATCAGAAGCAATGGAACTTCATTACTGTGAAACTGTGAAAAAAGCAGCGAGTGGCGTGATGGATGCTAGACAACATGAAGTGCCCGCTAAAGAGTTACATGACATCGCCAATCATCTTGAAGAGCAACAAGCTAAACAACTTTATCAAGAGCTTATCAAATCTGCATATTCTTCAAAGCTATTTGAAGATCCTCTCATTAAGTCAAAAGCTGTCGAAAATTTTCAAACCACTTGGCATGAACAATGTTTGGCAAAAGAATTAGCTAAAAGTATGTGAGGTTTTAGGAAATAGCTAACTGGAGGGCAAATCCATGTAATTAGCTTCTAAATATCTAATTTAATGAATATAGGATGGCGGCTAATTTTTAAAATTATTGTATTTATTCATTTAATCTTCTATTTTTGTTTAGATGAAAGTACGACATAGAATGTCGGTTACTAACTTTTATTACAAGAAACATATTAGATAGATTGATAAAATATGGTTAATGACAACCTTGCTATTGCTGATGAAGATATGACTGCAAAATTTCATGTTATCTATGATGGGGAAGCCTTAAATGAGCATCTCATGGATGTTCGTGATCTTGCACCTGCAATGATGGCAGTTAGCGACCTTTTAACCCATGCAAACCAAGAAATTAATGGGGACAATCTTAAAGTTGAGCTTAAAGTAAAAGCTAATTTTAAGGCGGGTAGCTTCGGAATTGAGTTCGTTGAGGTGATGACATGGTATAAGCAAGTAGTAGATATTTTGTCGGGGCAGGAATTTACTGCTATAGCAAATGCTGGAGCTTTAATTGGAATTATTGGGCTTTTTAAAGGCCCTAGAAATGGCTTAATTCAACTATATAAATATTTAAAAGGAAATCCCCCTTTAAAAATTGAAGAAGATCTTGATGGAGGGGTTAAAGTTTTTTATGAAGAGACAGACTTTATCCTAGTTGAAAAAAGAGTTCTGCAACTTTATAGAAGTCAAACTATAGCTAGTGATATTTCAAAGATGCTCGAGCCATTAAAAAAAGAAGGAATAGATTCTTTTTATGTGGTCAAAGACTCTGATAAAGACAATGTTGAAGTAATGATTGATGAGTCGGAAGTTGAATATTTTCACTATCAAGATTTTGATGACTCTATTAACTATGAAATCTCTGAAACATTTCTCCAAATTGAATCTATTTCATTTAAAGAAAGTAATAAGTGGAAGTTTAGTAATGGCTCAATAATTTTTAATGCGCAGATATTAGATGCTAACTTTCTAGAGCGAATTGATAATGGCGATTTAAGGTTTGGCAAAGGCGATATTCTTAAAGTTCAACTAAGAACCTCACAATATATCGTTCACAATAAACTAAAAACAGAATATCAAGTCATTAAAGTAATTGAGCATAGGGCTATTAAAGCAGAACAAGGTAAATTCGACATCTAACTGACTGCTTTACTGTGTAAATAAAGAGAACTGCTAGATATAGTGGTTTTTTTATACCTTGTGTTATCCTCTTAAAAAAATAAGGAGATGTGTATGTGGATAATACTATTAATAATCATAATATTTATATTAGCTGTGGGAGTGTCAGTAAAAAAGGAATTAAAGAAGAGTGGTGGATATAAAAATTATAAGGCTCAAAGGTTGAGAGAATGGGAGATGGAAAAAGAATCATCTCATTTAAATGTGAGCAAAGAGGTGAAAGTAGAAATTCCAGATCCATTTTTAAAATATGGTGGAGAATTTAAACAATATGAACTTGAATATGATTGTGCTTATGACTTTGAACAATATCCATTTGAAGTAGTTGGCGAGTCTTCCTATCAAGGAAATATCAAGAAATTTGCGATACAGCGCGAAAATAAGGGCTGTTTTACAAAAGTAATTGCAAAAATAATTAGAGAGCCAACCAATAAATATGACAAAAATGCATGCCGTGTTGTGATAAATGGTCTGACAGTTGGTTATTTGCCGCGAAATAATGCTGAAAGCTGGGTTAGGTTACTAAATAAACTTAATATACATGAAACAGCTCAAATCAATGTTAACGCAGTTATCGTTGGTGGTGGTAGTGCTGAATATAGTTATGGTGTTAGATTAAATATTCCTACTAGAATTGCTAACTCTGCAAAATACATCAAAGAATTGAAAGAGCAAGTAAATGAATAAAATTTTAGTATTATGCCTTTTTATATTTTTAGCAGGTTGTAGCGATAAAGATCCAAACAGTAAGCCTATATATGGCAAGGAATATGGATTGCCTGCTAATTGTAGGGCTTATATTCAAGTTGCTATAAATCAGTGGAAAAAAGGAACATACGATACTGAAACTACAATGGATGCTATTGAGCGAAATTGTGGTGAAAATGGGGAGCTTTGGAACTACAAGCCCAAATAAAGCACCCTAAGATACTTTAGAGCTAATTTACTGTTACTTGTTTTGTAATTGAGAAGCAATAAAAAACCACCTAATCCTTTCGAATTAAGTGGTTTTTAAATTTTGGAGCGGGAAACGAGACTCGAACTCGCGACCCCAACCTTGGCAAGGCTATAATAAATATTAAATAACAATAAGTTATATTTTAACAGTGCTTAATGGTTTTTTTACAATTATTGACCTATAAATAATTTATAAGTTAAATAATTCTCAGAGGTCAGGATTAGTTTGTGAATTCAATACTGGTTTTTGCAGTACATCTAACAGTTTTGAAGCATCAGGAGCTACGATAGCACCACTGGTTACTTTAGTATTTAAGTATTTAGGAAATTTTTCCATTAAATAAACTTCATATAACCACTTTCGAAATACACCTAAAGCATCTGCAGGATAAATCCATGCTTCATATTCACCACCTGATGATTGGCGAAACGTATCTGGGTATACATGTGGAAATTTGCATCTTTCTCCAAAACTTTCATCAAGTTTATTTTGTGTCCAATATCGAGACCATATTTGGCCCACACTAATATCTGGAACTGTTGTATCATCAATTTTACAGCCGCCTCTTATCATATTTACGATAACAGTGGATAATTCTTTAAAGATCGAAAAATAGTTAATTGGAATATTATCATTTAGTAATAATCTCTCATGAAATGCTTGCCATGAGTCATCAATTTTTTGATTTGGATTATAGTTACATTGACTATAGACATATAACTTGAATGATGATCTAGCAAGAATACGGTAGTTTGTTCTTGCAATTTCTTTATTAGTTTCCTCTGCATCAAATGAGTAATATTCAAGGATTGCCATACATACTGCGTCAGGTATAGCGAAAAAGCTGCCATGAATACTTGATGCATTAATATACAATTCTGGTTGGTTGTAATCTTGAGCAACTAATAAATCTAGTATTCTTCTTCCACGTGGCGTGTGTTGTTCTTCTGACCATTTCTGGACTAACCGTAATATTGAGGTATGTTCTACACCACAAACTTTTGCCAGTCCCCTTACAGTAAGATAGGGAGTTCCATCACTAAGTACTCCCATTGGAAGATCATTTGTATTAGTTTCGGCGATCGAAAATAAGCCCAAATTCTGTTGATTTATGTGTTGCATTTTTTCTCTCTATTGAAGATATCTAAACAATTCCGTTAGTGCTCAAAATCATAATTTGAAAAAATAAATAATTTATTTTTAATAAAATATTTACATTATTTTGAAGTTCGGATTTTTAAGAGCATTAATTGAGTTTATAACTTTTGAATTATTATATATCTTAATAATTTATTGATGTAAATATTAATGCTACTAAAGAGTTAGATATTTTAGAAATCTATACTTGATTTTAAAAATACAACAGCCAAAAAAGTCTATTTATTTACTAAGCTACTATTATATTTTAATTGATTAGAATAGTTATAAATGAATACTTATAGGGATATGAATGAAAATTATAATTTACTATTTATGGGAATTTTTAGGAATATCTGATGATCAAAAAATTAAATAGTTGAAATCTGTGATAAGAATAAAAGTTGTTTCATGTCATAATTAAAATTTAATGATTTAGATAGTTAGAAATGTGAAAGGTGTCATATAAATGAAGAAACTCATGCTTGCTTTGCTAGTGTTATTTTATGGGGTTGCTCATGCGGAATGTAAAACTGGTAATGTTTATTCTGATATAGAATGCTTTGAAAAACAGTTAAAAACTGATAAAGCTAAAATGAATAAGATATACAATAAATTAGCTTCAAACTTGGATAGTGAAGGGAAAGCCAGTTTGGAAAATTCCCAAAAGGCTTGGCTTGATTATCGTACAAAGCAATGTGCTGGTTTGATGGGGTATTATGGCTCTCAAGCAATGGGAGCAGGTTCACATTTAATTATTTTAAGTTGTGAAGCTGATAAAACTAAAGAACGCCTTAATGAGCTTAAAAGTTTAGATCTTTAAAAATAGGCCTTAAAAATTACGATGTTTTAAATATTTAATTCTAAACCTGCCTTTTGGTGGGTTTTTTTAATACTTAAAGTATAGGTCAGTTGAATAGTCTAATTAATCAAAGCGAATAACTACCAGACAATAAAAAAACCACCTAATCCTTTCGAATTAAGTGGTTTTTAAATTTTGGAGCGGGAAACGAGACTCGAACTCGCGACCCCAACCTTGGCAAGGTTATAATATTTTAATTAAATCAATTACTTAAAATAGAGCGGTGGCGCAGTGGTGGCAGGGTGGTTTTATTGTAATAAAATATTTATTTTAAACATTTTATAAGTAATTTTATTTACTATTATCAGTATTACTTATATGGCGACATCCTCAGTTATGATTTTAAAACAAATTGCAGAACTTGAACGTAGAAAGAAGATAGACGCACAATGGGATGCTATCAGAAATGATAAACATCTTGCTAAGGAATTTGCAATTAATGACTTCGTCAAAGAAAGTACACAATTTGATGGTTTGGTAGATTTATACAATCAGGCTTGTGCGAAACTCCTTGGCCATCAAAACAAAGCGGAGTTAACACCAAAAATGTTAGATGATTTTATTGGTCAAAATACAGATTTTAAAAATGTTTTTGATTTAGAAACTAAATTTTTGAATCATTTTAATAAGAATAATAAAGGCGCATAGAGCGCCTTTTTTTAATTTTTCCGTCTTGCTTGCCTTTGGGCTTTAGCCTTATTTAGATTATCTAAAATTGGCATGACGGTGGCAGGACTATAAAGGTGCTTCCCATCACCGCCAAGATTAAACGCTCTTAATTCATCAATAATGGTTTTTCTTGATAAATTATATCGTTCCATTAACCATGAAGCCGGCACACGGTTTGGTATTTCCTCCGCTTTAATCTCTAAAACCTTACCGATGTTTGGTACATCGTCATGTATAAAAATCTGTGGTGGTTTTTCTGACTCTACAACAACAATATATTTTCCCATCTTTATACACCTTATTTTTTAGCAATGTTCTCAGGAGTAATCACAGAGGGTCAGCAATGCGATTACACCTGTAGAACATTGCTAAGAATGTTCATTAGAAATATTTAAAAAGGCATGTCTTCCAAATGCTCTGTTTTAATAACTGGGTCAGGAATATGAAGAGTGCAGCTTGATACCAAAACATGAAATTCTTCACCAGGATTAAGTTTTGCCAATCGGTGCGCTTCACGTTCAGCATTCGCATAATTTTCATGCTTATAAGTTGGATTGCCGCGACCTTCACTCCAAACTAAATAAAATGGTTTCATGACAGTTCAGCTCCTTCCATTTGTTTCTCTTTGGCAAACAATGCTTCTGCACCATCTTCAGTAAAACCTATATCTATTAAGAAAAAGCCATGTGGTGCCACAGGATCCCATTTAGATAAATCCGATGAGTCCATAATTTCCGAAAATTGATCATCAGAAACACTCCCTTCTAAATAAAGTCGGGCAGTGACAATATTGAAGTGCTCCTTTAATTGATCCCAATCTCTTTGACTCAACCATTCTTGATCAGCATGATTTTCATCTAGGTATTTGAGATATTCAGGATGTACCCAACAGCCCATTTCATCTCTGATGATCTCAGTAGGTGTTAATTGTTTAATCATCCCTCTGCTCCCAATTCACCTTTAACTAATTGCTCAATAAATTCAGCCAATTCATTAGCACCAACAACAAATTCTTCTCCATCTAATTCCATTGCTTGATTTGATTTAACTGCTATCCAAGATTGAATTTCATTGATGATTTCATTTGGTATCGTTTGAGCTTTAGCCTTTATTTGCCACAATTCCCAACCTATTAGAGACTTAGAATTTGTATATTCTCCGTCTTCAAGTTCAAGTTCACGCTGCTTACCGCCAACACTTAAATAAGCTTCTTCAAAAGCTTCTCTTTCCGTATTTGAATTTGTCATGCTGTCACCTTTGTTTTTAAGATGTTGTGAGCTTTCAAACGTTGGCGCAGGGTTCCACGGTTCAAACCAAGTAATTCGGCTGCTTTAGTTTGATTGCCACGTGTTTTTATCAACGTTTCTGCCAATAATGGCTTTTCTAAAAGGGCCATCACTTCTGCATGTGCATTGGTAGTGTTTGACTCAAGCACAGCTCTAATTTGATCTAATGAAACAACTACGGTTGATGTAATCATGCTGCGACTCCCGATTTAATATTTTTGAAAAGAGGGTTGAGGGCGGTAATATCCAGTTGTTTTTTTGCACGGGTTGCGGCCACATATAACAAGCGTGCTTCATCTGGTGTTAATGGCTTTTCACCTTCAGAAACTGCTTCTTTATAGAAGTAGTCACCGCCTAATTTGACCTTGTTAAATTCAAGGCCTTTTGATTTATGAGCTGTTGTCACAACACAGTCATAGTCGTTTGAGCTGCTTTTTAATAAGGCTTCGATGAGTGCGTTTTCACCTACTTTTTCAATCAGGCTCACCAGTGGTTTAATGTCGCTGTTTGAAACTTCATGACTGTATTCAAGTACTTCTTCCCAAGTGCTGAAGCCTTCAAATGCACTTCCATCGGCAACGCGTACACCCGCTTTAACTTTTTTGGCATCTTCAATATTTTTAATTAAAGAGCTTGTATCAACTTCAAGGCGTGGTTCACGGCCTAACTGAATAAGTTCAACCATGTGAGATAGGGCAGCGGCATTAGTACGGAAAATAATTGCATCAGCTACGCTGTCATGAACTTCACATACCTGGGATTCAATTTGTTCAAAGCCACGCAAAGGAATTTCTTCATCAAGGACATTGAATAAAATTGTGTTCGCTAGGTCCGCAATATCTTGACCAAAACGAAATGACTGGCTTAGTCGTGTTTCAGGTATTTCAAGCGATTGCATTGCATTTACAGCACCACGAAATGCATAGATTTGTTGGTGTCTGTCACCAACATAAATGACCTGAGCGCTTTGATTATTTAGAACGTTAAGCATGATCGGGTCAGCATCTTGTGCTTCATCAAACAAAATAAAATCTGTGTTGATGACTGGTTTACTGAGTGCCCAATATTTTAGATAGTGGTCATGCTCTAAACGGTTTACACCGAACGGGTCAAGAATGTCTTGCCAATAGTCATTAGCCTTAGGTAGAAGGATTTTTGCAAGTTCAGCTCGGTGTGTTTCTTCCATCCAATCGGGTAGAGCTGCATAAACTTGTGCTAACTGGATTTCTGAATAATTAGATCGGCAAAAATAACCAATGGCATTAATTAAAGATGTAGCCATGCGCTTATTGTTGAATAAACGTTTTTGATCATCTTCACCGCGCTGTTTAGTTAAAGCCACGGGTACTTGATACGATTCAAGGTCATGGCGTGAAGCAATTTGATTTGACATTAAGCGACGGTTTTTAAGCTTATTGGTAAACCAACGCGGTACCGAATTAAATGCAAGACTATGGAAAGTTTTGCAGCGAACGTTCCGGTTAAATTTACTTTCTGCTTCAGTAGCAATTGCTTTGTTGAATGCCAAGTACATACCAGATTGATAGCTTTTAGCATTACCAATTAATTTAAGTGTTGATGTTTTCCCTGCGCCTGCATAAGCCGTAACCTTACAAGACTCTCCATTAATTGCCATATCAATGGCTTGTTTTTGTTCAATAGTTGGTTTCATGGGTGAATTTCCCTAAGCACCCTTAAAATTAAGGGCGCTCGTATAAAATTTATTTAAAAAGAGCTAATGAGTTACGCAGTTAATTCAGCCGTTTTTCTTTCAAATAATGCGCTGACAGAATCAATCTGTGCATCAGTTAAGAATGACGTGTTTGGTTCAAATTGCTTTTCCATAATTGAGTTGATTGCTTCAATTGAGTTTGCAATTTCCAAATCATCTACAAGCTGAAGGTAAAATTTCTGATTTGCGTATGCGTTTTTAATATCAGTCTGTGCCGGTTCACCAAGATCAGAAGGAATGGTTGAGCCAAGTGTTTTTAAATCTGCTAGGTTTTCAACCTGCCCAATATCTTGAATGCATTTTTCAACATTGAATGACACAGCTAAATCAATCACCTTAGCTTGCTTTTCTTCACGTTCCGCTAACTGCGCTTTTAAGCCTGTGGTACCTTGATGCTTTGGAAGATTTGAGGGTTCAGGTGTTACATCAATTTCTTTGTCGCGTTCTTCTTCAGCTACGCCAAAGCCTTTTAGAATATCGGTGAACTCATCACGTAATGCCCAACCACGCGCACGCATTTGCATCATACGTTTAGGGTATTGTGACCAAGGACCTTGCTTGCTTAATAAACCTGCACGTTTAGCATCTTCTTTAGAAAATGTTTTAGTTACCGCCTTTTGACCTTTACGTTTAACGGTACAAGTCGCCATCTCTTCTGTTTGAGTTTCTTCAAACTGTTCAAGTAATCCTGAGCTACGCACAAGAGCAAGCACAGCGTCACCCCATAGAGAAGGGCGACCATTAATCACAGCAATGTTTTGCATTGCTTGAAGTGGCTGTAATCCAATTTCAGCACCCCATTGCATTGCAACTAAAATGTTGCCTGGTTTTTTCTGATAGTCCTTTGGGACAATTTCAGAGTTTGCCAATAAATCCGCAACCTGCATTGCTTCAGCTAAAGTTGTCGGAGTTAAAAAGCCAGTGTTTTGAACTAATGCATTCATGATAAGTTTCCTTAAATTAGAGATTCTTTAAATTTGGTTGAAATACGAAATACACGCGTACTACTGGTATTGCTGTATTTCTCGAATAATTCGGGTTGTTCTTTTTTCAACAGCTTGCTATCAATGCGTGTTGAAGATTGTTCTTTGTAAGAGCAGATTGATTTGCCTTGGCTAATCATCATTTCCGCATCTTGCATATCAGTGGCCAATTCAAGTTTGATTGCTTCTTCACGTGCTTCAGCATCTTTTTTGGTTTGCTGAACTGTAATGAGTTCTTCTGCAAGCTTGATTTGTTTAAAATTGGCTTCAACCTGTTTACCCACCACGTGTTTAGACCAACGATGTAAAACATCATCAAAGCAAGTCGGGTCGGGTGGTACGTCTGCAAGCACATGGTTAAACCAAAATGCTTTTACTTGGTTGAAAATAGATTTAATTAAATCTTCATCGCGTTCGATGCGGTACATACGGAACTTATTGCCGCCAATCAATACAGCTAAATGAATAACTTGACAGCCTGTAATCATCAGGTACCAAAGACATTGAGTTAGGTAATAGTCTGGTATCTGGTCGGTGTCTTGTTCACCGAACAATTTGCTCATGTACTCACTAGCTGTTTTACATTCGAGTAATTGATCAGTTGTCAAAGCACCATCTTTAAAGCGTACGTTCCCTGAAATTTCAGGATTGATCACGGCACGGTCAATATTTCCAAGCGCCCAAGGATGATCTTCCAAAAATAACTGTTGTTTTACGCGCTGAACTTTCATACCTGATCGGCGTGAAAACTCCTTAGCAACTACATCTTCAAGCAAATTACCAAAGTGAGCAGATTCATTTTGTTCTGACTTTTCACTACGGCCTGTTTTATCAAGCCATAATTGATATGGTGATTTATAAGGGCTAAAACCTAGAATGGCTGCTACATCAGAACCGCCAATACCTTTTTTACGGTTTGCTAGGAATGTTTCACGGTCAACATGTGTATTCATATTAGCCACCCAACTTTGCTAATTTAGTTTCAATTGATTCTTCAAGCGCTTCATTGATCTTTACAAGCTCAAAGCGGTCGATATAGGCATTTACAACACCTTCTTCATCAACAACATTGATTGGCTCTAAACGCTCAATTTGAATGCCTGTAGCACGGTTAAAGCCATTGCTGTTGTCATATCCTGAGAAGTCAAAACCAACTTCAATGCGAAAGCGCATATCACTGGTAAGAATTGATGCATGACAATCAACGTTGCAGTCGTTGTAAGGTCCTAAATCCAAGTCATCTACTGTGTAAATAGGTGAAAAAATACTTATTTGCTGTGGGCCTAAATTTTTATAAGCCATGTGAGCAGACGCTAGGGCAAAACTCATCGTCAACACCAAAACAACAATCCCGCCAATAAAACATGTTCCAAAACCTAAAGCAGGGCTGTTTTTATATGCGTCTTTAATTGCCGCAATTAATTGATCGCGTTTATTACGCAAAGCTTTTTTAATGCGCTTTACTTTTTGTTTTCGAATTAATCCTTTAATCAGATTACGATGATTATTTGAAATTTGACTAACCATAATGTTCTGTTCCATAATGACCCCGTTATCTTTAGCTGTTGAATAACAGTGAAGAAGTAATGCTTGTTTAGATCGCCCCGTCCTTCGCCAAAATTTCGGGGCTTTCTTATGTCTAAAAGTTAGAAAAAATTAAACTGAACCTTCCAGAATCTGCACATAAGAAGGGATGCCGTTTAATTGGCCTTGAACTTCATCATTCCCAACAGTTTTGCCGTGACGAACATACTCAACGGTGTCTTCCATTGATTTTTCGATAGCTTTTTCAAGTTGATCTAAGTCGTACCAGAACGTAATCACACCTTCTTTAATGCGATAGCGGAAACGCGCAGGCAGGGCATAGTGATTGCCGCCACGATGTACTTGGATACCGAAAACGATTTGTTCAGGGATAGTTAGATTGCCCGCAGTACCGGCACGTGCTTCAATTGTTTCGTTGTAAGTCAATTGAACTTGGCCGTTATCCGTGCGGATGCCAGATTTAAAATCAACATTTGTTTTTGCATTTAATGTTTGTACGATTTCATACAAAACTGCTGCGTCTGGCTGATTGATGTAAGGCATTACATCTTCTAAGAACAAAGCAAAGTTTGTTTGGCTGAATTTTTCACCTGACTTATCTTCAATTTTTTTAAATTCAGGTGTTTTTTCTGCGACAAAACGAGCAATATGTTTACCATGACGTGGTGAAAGAACAGCGCCAGTATTAGTTTCTTTCTCAACTTCGTGATAATCGAGTACAGCTTTAAATTTGCCTTCCAACACATCAACAAAGACTAAAGAATTTTTATCAGCATAACGCGTTACATAGGCGATAAAGTCTTTTGCTGTATTTAAAGAAACACTTTGCTCTAAGTTAATAGGACGAGCTAATAACTCTTTAAATGGGTGTACTTCACTACCATGTGGCACTACAATAAAAGGTAAAACGTCTGTTGATTTGGTGGCAGTTTTCAAGCTTTCTTGACCAAGCTTGTAATTAGTTTCTGCAATATTGTTAAGTTCGCTCATTGGTTTTTACCTGTAATGGCTTGTTTAGAAAAAATTAATAAAAAAGGTTATTAAGTAAGCTAATTAATTAACTTAAAGGCTTAATTGTTGGTTTGTTATCAGTTGGAATTTGCTTGAGTTCAGCAGGTGTACCCGCGTCAATATGCTCAAGATTTAGTTTCTGTTGGCGTGGGTCTTCACGCACAAGCTGTTGGTCGCCATCTGTAAATAGAACAGTTGGTTCTTTATCGAATTTAGGAAGAGTTGACTTAATGTCGTCCTGAATTTTGTAGGTACCACGGCCATTAGGCTTAATTGTCAAAGTAACCGTTACTTTTGAAACTTTGCCTGTGTCGTTTGAAGCTTGAAGTGCTTCAGTCAAAAGCTCATCAAGTTGTTCAATCGTGTCACCACGTTGAAGATTTGCTAGGGTTTGACTGAATGAAGTGTTTTTAGCGGGCATAACATTCACCTAACTTTTGAGTTTAGTAGTTGGTGAAATCAGTTTAGTAAACTGAACAAAATAGGTCAATAGATTTGTTTAGAAAAATGAACTTTTTTTATTTCTTGTTTAGTAAACAAAATAAAACCCGCATAAAGCGGGTTTGTATAATTGTAAAATTTAATAGGAAACGTCAGGATTGTTTTCAACTTCAGTATTTAGTTCTTCAACTGCATTATCAGCATCAGGAACAACATCACGCCAATTTTCATTTTCAAATCTTTGAAATTGGTTATTAACTTCTTCAGTTTTAGCTTCTAGATTTGATATATGATCTTGCAATTTGCTTACTTGATCTTCCAAATCAGCTATTTGCTGATCCTTTTCTGAGACCATATTGTCATAATCTTCTTGCGTGATTGATGGCTTTCCGCAACCTACTAAACCAACTAATAAAAGTCCAATTAAAATATTTTTTAAATACATGATTATCTTCTTATTTTTCTAGTATCAAGTTTCATCCAAAATTGACCAATAACATGAATTCCTTCAGCTTCAATTCTGGCAGGTGAATAATATTCATCAGGAAATCTAAGTTTATCTTCATTTCTTGAGATTGCCTTGAACCCACCAGGACCTTGCTCATTCCAATTAAATAAGTATTTAATTTTAGTATCATCACCAACTTGGAAAGCGTAGATTTCACCATCAAAGATTTTTTTTGCTGAAATATCAACAGATATACGCTGACCGTCTAAAAGATCAGGTGCCATACTATCACCACGGACTTTAACTACTTTTGCATAATAAGAATCGACATTACATTCATAAAGTAGGCCAGTAGGTACAAAAAACTTATTTGTGCTTGGTGACTCTATATTTAAGTGCCCATTTCCTGCACTTACATAAATTTCGTCATAGAAATCAATTGCTGTAAAGCCATCTGGTACCGGATCATTTTCATCATAAATCTGAACTTCAGCATTAGTTATTCTGCCATTACTGCCTTCCTCATTTTTTCCAGTTAATAACCAGTCAGGCGAGGTCTTCAAAAAAGAGGCAAGGGCAAGTAGTCGTTTTCCAGTTGGCTCATTTACACCAGAAATCCAGTTTGTAACTGTTCCTTTGCTTGCACCTGTAGCAGCAACGATATCTTTATGCTGAACCTTTAGTTCCTGCATTCTCAAAATGATTCTATCAGCAGTAGTTTGCATAAAAATATTCCTAAACTCTTGTTCAAAATACTAAACAATTAAATTGACATGTTCCTAAACTTATAGTTCAATAAACTAAACATAATAGTTTTGGAAACTAAACATGACTGTTGATGACTTAATTAAATTCTACAAAGTCAAAAGTGATGCTGATCTAGCGCGCAAATTGAAGCGACCTAGATCAACTATTTCCTACTGGCGCAGTGGCGGGATTCCCACTAGCACACAAGCAACATTTCAAGTCTTAACCAAAGGACAAGTTAAGGCGGATATGCAGCCTAAAACTGCTTAGGAACTCACATGAGCAAATTATTAGTCGATCTATCTGCAAGCGCCAGAAATGGCGTCTCCCGAATATTGCAGGCGCTTGCATCAAATAAAAATACCGAAATTGCTGACCATCTGAATGTTGATGCGAGCACATTGTCGAGAATGAAAAACGACAAGAAAAGCAATGGCTTAACTGAAATTGAAAACTTTTGCGAGCTATTGAGCTGCTTAGGTTTGAAGGTGGTACCTAAAGATTATCAAAGCATTGATAAAGAACGGGTAGCTGCACTTTTAGTTATGTCTAAAAGCTGGATGAACCGTATTGAAACCGTTGATGACCTGTTTCATGACGAGATCAGCGGTAAAAAGGAAAAACTTGGGTATTAAAAAAGCCTGATTTCGTGGATCAGGCTTAGTTGTTCATTAATCAAAGGGATTAAATCACATGACTAATTTAACAGAACATAAGTGCAAAAACAAATGTCCTGAGTTTAAAGGAGAGCAGTGTAATCACTGTTTAGTTCAACCTGTGGAACAGCGGAAAATTGAAGACATGGGCGATGACCGTCACATTGAAAATCATGTTTCAAAAAACTGTCAGGTTTTTTCTTGCGATGAATCTGTGCATCTCACTCGTGCTTTTGTAGCAATGGGAGAGGTGTCATGATCGAAAAAATAACTATTAAAAATCTTGGTAAACATCAAGAGGATTGGGCAGTTGTCTATCTTGATCCTAACAATACTTACAGCAAATGTGGTGGTCGAATAACTGTAATTCTTGGCGATTATGTAGGTTCTGCTTTTTTTAGTCATTGTGGTACTGAAACTTTTAAACAGTTTATCGCTAAAACACACTCGCACTACTTAATTGGGAAACTATTTAATCAAAACAATGAAATTGAAGATTCTGTTTTTATTGAAGATGGATCTGAAATTCTTGAACTTATCTACCGTGAAAAGAAGGATGAAATTAAGGAAGCAAGGGCTAGGGGTAAAGAATCATTATCAAAAGATGCTTTAAGAAGCCTTTATAACGCATTGTATGAGGAACAATTTCACACAACCGATGAGCTTTATCGACACCTTGATTCTGATGAACAAGCGACTATGGAAAGTTTATTTGGTGAAGAGTGGGTATATGGCGATGCCCTAAAAAAAGACAATCCAAAATATCTTTATGTTGAATCAATGGTGAGCTCAATCATTGCCGAGTTTAAGAAATTAAGCGAGGTGGCGGCATGAATCTAGCACTTTTCCCTAATGAATTGATCATTGATAACTTTGCAGGCGGTGGCGGTACCAGTACTGGCCTTGAAGCTGCATTTGGTCGTGCTGTTGATATTGCAATCAATCATGACCCAAAAGCTTTAGCAATGCATCGCGCTAACCATCCAGACACTAAGCATTATTGCGAGTCAGTTTGGGATGTGGACCCAATAGAAGCAACTCAAAATCAGCCTGTCGGTTTAGTTTGGCTTTCACCTGATTGTAAGCACTTTAGCAAAGCAAAAGGCGGTAAACCTGTTGAAAAGAAAATCCGTGGCCTTGCTTGGATTGCTTTGCGTTGGGCAGATTTAACACGCCCACGCGTAATAATGCTTGAAAATGTTGAAGAGTTTAAAACGTGGGGCCGTCTTGGTGAAGATGGTAAGCCTTGTCCAAAACATAAAGGTGAAACATTCCGTAGTTTCGTGAAGGCTTTGCGCTATCAAGGTTATAGCGTTGAATGGCGTGAACTTAAAGCATGTGATTATGGCTCTCCAACTACAAGAAAGCGTTTCTTTTTAATTGCACGACGTGATGGCTTGCCTATTGTCTGGCCTAAACAAACGCATGGCGACCCTGAATCAAAAGCGGTTTTAACTGGCAAATTAAAACCTTGGCGCACCGCAGCGGAATGTATTGATTGGTCACTACCTTGCCCAAGTATTTTTACAAGACAAAAATCACTTGCTGAAGCGACATTACGCAGAATTGCCACGGGTACTATGCGCTATGTGGTAAACAACAAAAATCCATTCATTGTTCCAATGAGTGCTACAAACTCAAGTCCTTTTATTTCTACTTATTATGGTGAAAAGAAAAAAGGTGAAGTACGTGGTGTTGAATTAAATGCACCACTTAGAACATTGACGACTGAAAATAGATTTTCTTTAGTCGCACCAGTTCTTACAGAGTGTGCAAATGCTTCAACTCCGCGTTGTATGCCTGCAAATGAACCATTAAGAACAATCTGTGCCGGTGTGAAGGGCGGGCACCATGCGCTTGTTTCTGCATTTTTAGCCAAAAATTACACTGGTGTAATTGGTAGTGATGCTGATAAGCCAATTCATACAATTACATCGAAAGATCATCACAGCATTGTCGCTAGTCACCTGGTCAAGCTTCGTAATAATAATATCGGTCATCGTGTTGATGAACCTATTCATACCATTACTTCAAGCGGTGCGCACTTTGCTGAAGTTCGTGCATTCCTTACTGCTTTCTATGGAAATGAACGTGATGGAAACAGCATTGATAATCCGCTGCGCACTATTCCAACAAGAGATAGATTCGGTCTAGTTACTGTTGAAGGTCAGACATATCAAATTGCTGATATCGGTTTTCGCATGCTTCAACCACATGAACTTTTTAAAGCTCAAGGTTTTCCTGATGACTACATTTTCAGTTATGGAATTGATGAGCACGGGAATACTGTAAAACTGACTAAAACAGAACAAACCCGCATGGTCGGTAACTCTGTTTGCCCTCAACTTCCTGAAGCACTTGTGAGAGCTAATTTCTCTCATGAAAAGAAATATCAGGGGGCAGCATGACAGCGATGATCACCCTGCAACCAAGCCGTTACATGAAACGTAAAGGCTTTGGCAATGAAAACTGCAAAGCAATAAAACAATCAGTTCCTTTTGTTGAAGCACGTCGTGGTGAATACACACATAGAGTTCGCCACGTAACGCTAATTACTTTCCGAAATAAATCACATTTTGCCGTGCATTGTTGGTGCGGCATGACCATGTGTGTCGGTGGCACAGGGAAAGGAACAGGGATTTTACTTGATACACCAAGCGCTAATCGTCCTATGTGCGCTACCTGTGAAGGTAGGGTAATCGGTGCAGGCTTGCTTGGTTCACGTGAAATATCTGGCCGACAAGTTATGTATAGAGCAAGTGAGGTGGTATGAGCAACCAAGACGTAGATATTTGGATGCCAATTTATATTGGCGACATGCTTGCTAAGACCACTCGAATGACCACCGAGCAAATCGGTGCGTCATTTTTACTCATGATGGATTATTGGCGCAATGGTGCAATACCTGATGACAACAACGTTATTGCGAGCGTAATTCGTTCAAATTTGAGTAAGGCGAAGGCTTTAAAAACTATCTTGATAAATTCAAATTTATTTGAAGTAAAAGACAGTGAATTATCTTCAAAATATTTGGATGATTTAAAGTCTCAAGCTGAAAGTAATAAGTCTTCAAAGTCAGAGCGCGCAAAGAAAGCAGCGGAAGCACGATGGAACAAAGAGCAAGATTCTAGCAACACTAATGCATCTACTGAGCATCAATCTAGCAATGATAATGCATATGCACAAGCATTGCATAAGCATGATGCAAGCAATGCTCAAGGTATGCTTGAAACATGCCCTTCATCGTCACCTTCATCTATATATATACATACACAATCAGAAACGCCAAATTCCCTCGATGAAGACCTGAGTTTGTGGAAGCCTTCCCTTCATGAAATTAACTCATGGAGACAAAGAGCGGGGTTACCGAAAACAACTCAGGATGAGTTTGATACGTTCATGATTACCTTCCTACCGCATTACGCACCTGAAATCCGTTCAGGTCGTCTCATTGAAAACAAAATTTACGCGAAATATATCCAGTGGGTGAAAGACGATGCTTTGAAAGCAAGCCGTCTGGCTAAAAGTAAACCCGCTAAAACCAATTCGGCTAATGAATCTCGAAACGTCAATGACGCTTGGAAAGACGAGCCTAAATCAGATGATCGCCCGTTCACAGGAACCGTGAACATACCGGAGGATTTTTAAGATGAATGCGATGGTGAATATTTTAAACGGCTTCAAAATGGCTGAAGGATTCTGTGAAATCCACCAGGTGCAAAAAGTGCAAGCGGGACCGCATCAAATTTGCCCACACTGTGCAATTGACCATGTTCACGATTCAAAGCAAGGCGACCAATCACGTGTTGATCAGATGGTACGTGACAAGCATTTTGGCGGTGCAATGCTACCTGAACGCCATGCTCAATCTTCATTTTCAAATTATCAAACACGTACACAAGCACAAGCTTATACGCTCACAAAATGCATCGAGTATGCCAAAGCATTACTTGCAGGTGATAAATCCAATTTCATCATGGTTGGCTCAACTGGTACGGGGAAAACCCATCTTGGTTGTGCTACTGCAAAAGCACTTCTCAAAAAAGGGCTGTACGTTCGATACATCACAAGTGAAGAGCTTGCGCAGCGTGTCATGAATGCATGGGATAAGGACACAAAAGATCAATCAGAAGCATCGGTAATTTTTGAGTTCACCCAATACGATTTATTAATTCTTGATGAATACGGTTTGCATGACCGTGACAAGCGTTTAGAGCTTGTTCATAAGATTTTGACAGCACGTTATGACCGTAAAAAACCAACGATGCTTATTTCAAATTTTTCTATGAATAAACTCAAAACAGATTTAGGCGACCGACTATGGTCACGCTTTCAGCATGACGGTTTACACACTGTTGAGTGCAATTGGTCTGATGCTCGTGTAGGTGGTACCCATGTCTAAAATCATTATTGGGATTGATCCTGATTTAGATAAATCGGGTGTTGCAGTACTTGGGAAATCACAATTTGAATTAAAAAATCTTAATTTTGCTGAAGTGATTGAACTATTCCAAGCAGAACAGGACCTAATCAAAAAAGTTGTGATCGAAGCAGGTTGGCTAAACAAAAAAGCTAATTTCAGAAATGGCGCTAATAAATCTCTTGCTGTGAATGAGCAGATTTCAAAACGTGTTGGTGAAAATCATGCAACAGGTAAATTGCTCGTTCAAATGGCTCAACACATGGGGTTGGCAGTTATCGAAGTAAAACCCACTAAAACCAAAGTCAACTCTGATGAGTTCAATCGAATTACAGGTTGGCAAGGTCGAACAAATCAAGAACAACGCGATGCGGGAATGTTGATTTGGGGAATGTGGGTATAGGAGGAATGTTTATGCCAGTACTTGCTTTCCTGCCTGAATTTGTCGTGAAAGACAAAGTAAAACGTGACTCCACGCCGAAAGTAACAGAGGAAGACGTGAAGAACATACGCGAATTACATGAATCGGGTCTCTCATTTAGACAGCTTGGGCATAAATACGATATTTCCCATGAGATGTGCAGACGTATTTGCATAAAGTTTTGCTACAAGGAGGTGTTTTAAATGGCTCTAAGTGGAAAACAACAACGGTTTGTTGATGAGTACCTGATAGATCGTAATGCAACTCAAGCATACATACGTGCAGGGTACAAGGTTAAGAATGAAGATGTAGCTGCTTCATTGGCTTCACGCATGCTGAGAATTGACAAGGTCAAGGATGCTATTGCAAAGGGTGAAAAAGAGCTTGCAGAGCGAAACAAGATCACTCAGGACAAGGTATTAAATCGACTTTGGGAAATGGCAACGGCTGACCCTAACGAACTAATCAAATATGTCCGTGTGAACTGCCGATTCTGTTGGGGTGAAGATCACTATTACCAATGGACTAAGGGCGAATATCACAATGCTTGTTACAACGCGAGAGCAAACCAGAAGCCTAAACCCGACTGTGATGGTGGTTTTGGCTTTGATAAGACTAAAGCACCTAACCCTGATTGTCCTGAATGTAAAGGTGAGGGCAACGGGTATGTAACTGTTGCAGATACAACACGTGTAAGTGCCCAAGCAAAAATGCTTTATGCGGGCATTAAAGAATCTCAACACGGCATTGAAATCAAAATGAATGACCAAGTGGCGGCTTTGATCAAAGCAGGTCAACACATTGGCATGTTCAAAGAACGTGTAGAACACAGCAACGACCCTGAAAACCCATTAACTGACACCAAAGCATCAAGCAGAAAACTTGCTGCGCTTGCCAAGCTAAAAAAAGCAAAGGCTAAGGCCGATAAAGCTAAGGGGAATGATGATGCGTGAACAATACTGTGAATGGGAGCCTGAAGAATGATGACTAATGCCACAATTATTTTAGTGTTGATCACTGCAAATATTGCTGCCTTGGCAACTTTGTTGTTGGTCAAATTTAAAATTATCAGCCAAAAAAAAGCATTTTCATACTTCACTTGGGTTTTGTTCATTTTCTGTATAAGTCTTTATTTCAAGTTGTTTGGCGACAAGGTTGATATTGATCGTTCTGATATTTGGCTCATCTGTGTAATGGGTTACAGCATTGTGTTCGGCCCTGAAGATTGGGGAATGTATGACCAAAACAACTGATGACGAAATCCTTGCATTGCTTGCCGAAATGGATGAATCAGAGATTGAGCAGTATTTATTGACGCTCGATGAAGATGAACAAGCGGAAATAGCAAAACTACTTGCCGATGCGCCTATTTGGTTCCCATTGGAAGGCCCGCAAATGGCTGCGTATTTATCACAAGCCGATGTTATTGGTTACGGTGGCGCGGCAGGTGGTGGCAAAACGGATTTAGTCGTTGGCTCATTCTTAACGGTGCATAAACGTAGCTTGGTTGTACGTCGAGAGAAAGCGCAAACAGACGGTATCGTACAACGATGTGAGGAAATTCTAGGCCATAAGAATGGCTATAACTCGCAAAAATCATTCTGGAATTTGGGCAACGGTCGCTTAATCGAATTTGGTGGTCTTGATAACTTGGGTGATGAGAAGCGTTGGCAAGGTCGTGCTCATGATTTTAAGGCGCTCGATGAAGCAACAGAAATTCGTGAATCACAAGCACGCTTTGTAATGGGTTGGAATCGTTCATCAGATCCAACAATCAAATCTAAATGTCTAATGACCTTCAACCCACCAACTACAGCGGAAGGGCGTTGGGTAATTGATTACTTTGCACCTTGGATTAAAAAGGGCCATCCGAACCCTGCAAAGCCGGGTGAATTACGTTGGTTCGCAATGGTGAAAGGCAAAGAACAGGAAGTTGAAAGCAATAAGCAGTTTGTGCTTATCAATGATCAAATTGTCTATGACTTCGACCCAAAAGATTACAAGCCTGAACATATCATCACACCTAAATCACGCACGTTCATTCCTGCGCGTGTGACAGACAACCGCTATTACATGGAGACAGGCTACATGAGTACATTACAAGCATTACCTGAGCCTTTACGGTCACAAATGTTATACGGTGACTTCGGTGCAGGTATTGAAGATGACCCTTGGCAGGTTATCCCGACCGCATGGGTGGAAGCTGCACAAGCACGATGGAAGCCAGAAGATGAAATGCGCCTTATGTATAAGGGCGTGTTTGCTATGGATTCATACGGTCTAGACGTTGCACGTGGCGGCAAGGACAACACCATTGGCTATGCACGTCATGGCTTGTGGTACAACCGCGCAAATGTACTTGAAGGCATTCAGTCTAAAGATGGACCTGCAAGCGCATCATTTGCTGTGTCTCATGTGCGTGATGGTGCGCCAATTCACGTTGATATCATCGGTGTTGGTGCAAGTACATACGATTTCTTAAAACAATCAGGCATGCATGTCATTCCCGTTGATGTGCGTAATGCTGCAAATTCTTTCGACCGATCTGGTCGCTTAACCTTCTTCAACCTTCGATCACAGCTTTGGTGGCAATTCCGTGAATCATTGGACCCTGCATACGGAAGCACAGTTGCTTTGCCGCCTGAACCTGAGCTTTTAGCGGACTTAACCGCTCCGCGTTGGGGATTGCAAGGCGCAAACATCAAAGTTGAATCACGTGAAGATATCGTCAAGCGAATTGGCCGCAGTCCTGACTATGGCTCTGCAATTATCAATGCGCAAATCGACACACCTAAACGTCAAGTCATGCAGGCTATTCATGGTTCAAGTGCAAGACGCGATTACGACCCTTACGCGTAGTGTCAACAGGAAATAGGGTTGTTGGCATTTGTCAAAAGCATAATGTTAATACAAGTTTTTGGAGCTATCGAAATGTGTACAAGCAGTGCATTGAATTTTTTAACGGGCGGAATGATTGGTGGTCAACTTGGCGATGCATTAGGGCTAGGTAAACAGCCAACAGTACAAGTACAGGCCCCACCAAAACAACCAACTCGACAGGATTCTAAGTCGCCAGATACTTCAGCAGCAATTGATCGTGTGCAACAAGCCCAAAATTCAATGTCAGGCGGCATTGCAAATACCTTGTACACCGATGCAACAGGTGTTGATGATGAGAATTTGCGCTTAGGTAAAAAAACTCTTTTAGGTAGTGGCGGTTAATATGCACCAAGACGATATCAGAGCGCTGAAAAAACGGTTTGATGCTGTGTGGCAAAACCGTGTCACAGATCAGGACGACTATTGTGCTGAGTTAGCATTGCACGTTTTACCCGTTGCTATCAAAACGATTAAGAACCAAGAAAAGCATGACCGATCAGCTTGGTCAAAGATCGTTGATAACACTGGTAAAGACTCGTTAAAAACATTAGCAGCGGGCATGGTATCAGGTACATGTTCGCCAAGTCGTAAATGGTTCACACTTCAAGCTTCAGATGAAGTTTTGCAAAAAGATATTGAAGTAAAACAATGGCTTAAATCGGTAGAGGATGCTTGTTATGTGGCATTTTCTAAAAGTAATGTATACCGCGCTGTGCATCATATCTACATGCAAGAGGGTGCATTTGGTATCGGTGCAGCATTAGCGCCTGATCATGGCGATAAATCCAAAGCAGCACTTATGGATTTAATCCCTATGACATTTGGTGAATTTGCCATCACCACAGATGAGTTTAATAAGCCCAATGGCGTATATCGCAAGTTCAAATTGACCACGATAAATATGGTCAAACAGTTCGGTTTAAATAACGTTTCTGACTCAGTTAAAAGCGCGTATGACAACAACAACTTTGAACAAGAGTTTGAAGTTCAACATGCGATTTATGAGCGTGAAAATGCAAAAGGTCATGGTCCTAAAAATATGCCGTTTGCATCGATCTACTTTGAACCAAACGCAAATGACAAGTTGCTACGTGAAAGCGGAATGATGAGCTTTCAAGTTATTTGTGGGCGTTGGACCGTTTCTAGTAGTGATGTGTACGGGGAAGGCCCTGCAAGTGATTGTATTGGTGACTTACGTGCTTTGCAGAAAGGGCATCAACAAATTGCAGTAGGGGTTGATTATCAAGTTCGTCCGCCTTTGCTTTTACCAGATTACCTGAAAGGCCAAGAGCGTGAAACATTGCCAAATGGTATTGCTTTCTACCAACAATCACCATCGAATCAAGTTGCTCAAGTTCAGCCAATGTTGAACGTTCAATTCAACTTGGAAGGTGTAATGGGTTTAATCGCACAATGCCAAGAGCGTGTAAAACGTTCATTTCACACTGACCTATTCATGATGCTTGATGCTTTTGACAAGGGCAAAATGACTGCAACAGAAGTTTATGAGCGCAAATCAGAAAAGATGCTGATGCTTGGGCCGGTTGTTGAACGTCAGATTGATGAACTGCTGCGCCCCCTTGTAGAAATCTGTGTTCATCGCGTTCTATCAACCAATGCTTATCTTCGCCAGATTGCACCTGCTGCTATCCAAAATGCCAATGTCGAAATCAATTTCGTATCAATTCTTGCCCTTGCTCAAAAGTCTTCAGGCTCAGCGGTGCTTGAACGTGCTTTAGCAATGGTTGGTCAGATTGCGCAAATAGATCCTGATGTTATGGACAAGTTTGATACCGATAAGTTCATGGATGAATACATGGATATTAACGGCGTTTCGCCAAATGTATTTAGACCTCAACGCATAGTTGATCAAATCCGTGGACAACGTGCGCAGCAACAACAAATTGCACAAGAGCAAGCGCTTGCAGCACAACAGGCACAAACGCAAAACGCGAATGCAAACACGCTTAAAACGGTAGGCGATACCAATGCGGAAACTGTATCTGATTTATTTATGGGTGGTGGCGCATGAGTGAATTAGACAAGAAAGCAGACGAAAACAAGCGTAAGCGTGACCAGGAACTAAATGACCTGCGCACCATCCTTGCAACTGAACAAGGAAAACGGTTTTTAATGCGCCTACTCAATAGAGCAAATCTATTACAGCCGACTTATGGGGTAGGTGCAAACACAAGCGATTTCGCATTTTTTGAAGGTCGTAGAGAGTTTGGTCTCTACATTCTCGGTGAAATTACACAAGCAAATACTGATGCATGGTTAGACATGCAAAAACAACATTTTGACGAACTTAAAGAGAAGGTGAGCCATGAGCGAAGTAACGACTACGACAGCAACTGATACCGCAACTACAACCACAACTGCGGCACCTGCGGATACAGCAGCCACAACAACAGATACAGCAACTACGCCTGTAACTACTGAAACAACAACGGTTGAAACTACGCCTAGCAATACTGCTACTGACACAACTGAAGAAACGCAAGACGTTTTACTTGGTGGTGAAAAGCCGTCTGCTGAGCAGCAAGTTCAATACACTGATTTTCAAATGCCTGAAGGTTTTACGTTAAATCCTGAAGATCAAACTGTACTTCATGAACTTGGTCAACAATTCAAAATGCCGCAAGAAGCTGTGCAAAAGCTTGTTGATTTGGGCGTTCAAATGCAGCAACGACAAGTACAAGAGCAATTGAAAACTGTTGCTTCATGGGTCGATGCTGCGAAAGCCGACAAAGAATATGGCGGGGAAAATCTGCAAAAGAACCTGTTGACAGCGCAGCGCGCCTTCAGCTTACCGCGTGGCGACAAAATCTCTAATATTCTTCATAAGAGCGGACTTGGTAATCACCCTGATGTTATTGGCTTTATGACCGAAGTAGGCAAGTTGTTAGAACCTGACACTATGACTACAGGTAAAGGGACAAATACAGCGGGTACCAGTCTTGGCAAGCTTTGGTATGGCGATGATAAATAACTAACAGAGGGCTGAATATGTCTGTAATCGCACAATTACAACCGACCTTGATGGATTTATCTGCACGTTACGGACAAACACCCGAAAGTGCAGTTATTGAAATCCTCAGTGCAAGCAATGAATTGCTTGACGACATGGTTTGGGTTGAAGCAAATGACGGTACTGGTCATAAAACAACAATTCGCACAGGTTTACCTAAAGGTGCTTGGCGTTTACTAAACTACGGTGTGCCTAGTGAAAAAGCTGCTACAGCGGCAATTCGTGATACTTGTGGACTTTTAGAGACATATTCAGAAGTTGATAAAAAACTTTATGAAATGGAACAAAACCCTCAAGAGTGGCGTGCAAGTGAAGATGCGGCATTTGTAGAGGGCCTAAGTCAGACTATGGGTGAAACCATCTTATATGGTAACTCTCGTGATACTCCCGCTGCATTTACAGGTTTTGCGCCACGCTTTAATGACATTGCTCAAACAAATCCTGCAAATAAACGAAATATTCTTGATGCAGGCGGTACAGGTAATAACAACACTTCAATTTGGGTTGTTGTTTGGCATAAAGATACGGTTCACGGGATTTATCCACGTGGTACAAAAGCGGGTCTTCAAATTCGTAACTTGGGTGAAGCAACTGATAAAGATGCGAACGGCTTAATGCATCAAGTACTCCGTACACACTTTGAATGGAATGCGGGTATTACTGTGCGTGATTGGCGTGCATTGGTGCGAATTGCAAATATCGATGTGGCTGCTCTTACAAAAGATGCAAGCGCAGGTGCCGACTTGTTTGATCTATTAGCTCAAGCTGTTGAGCTTTTACCACGCAAAACAAGTGGTCGTGTAGCGATTTATGCTAACCGCACAATCTCATCATTCTTACGTCGTCAAAGCGTTAAAGGTTCGAATGTCCGTATTACAACTGATGAACAGGGTGGACGCTCAGTTACCAAGTTTGATGGTATTCCGATTCGTCGTGTTGATGCATTGCTTAACACTGAATCTCGCGTGGTTTAAGGAGTAGTTTAGCTATGTTTATTGATAAATTATTAGTGATGTCAGCTGATCAGGCAATTACTGTCACAGCGGCATCTACAGACACACTTGATTTGCAGAAGGCATCAACAAGTGTAAATCGTTTGCCTGTTTTGGTACGTGGTAAAAACTTGGCTCCAACTACTGCAACCATTACTGTGCAGCTTCAACAGTCAAGTGACAACGTTTCTTGGGAAACCATTGAAACTTCCCGCGCTTATACAGGTGCTGAGCTTAATTCGGGTGTTATTGGTGAAGTGGTATTACCCGTAAAACCTAAGCGTTACGTGCGTTTGAACTATTCGGTTGGTAGTGGTCCATTCACAGCAGGAACTGTGTTTTCACACATTTCTGATAGTCGTGATGTTAGCGCTGCTTATCCGGTTTATGCGGGGGCTTAATCATGGAATATAAGCAAGTTCAAGCGAATCAAAAAGGATTCTATAACGATCGCTTAATTCAAGAAGGTGACGTTTTTACAGTACCTGAAGGTGAAACGGCTCTTTGGTTTGATGATGTTGAGCCTAAACAACCTGAATCTAAAAACCCTTTTTCATCAATGAATAAGGAAGCGCTAACTCAAGCCGCTTTAGATAAGGGTATTCAATTGGATGGCTCAGAGACAAAAGCACAAATCATTGAGCTTCTATTAGCTGAATAATTAAAAAGGGCCCGTATCAGTACGGGCTTTTACCTCACAAAGCAAACGTAGCTAAAAGGTGCATCAAATGTCAGAAGAACAAATTGAACAGCAAATTCAAGAGAAAGGTTTAACAGCGCCACGCATTACACCTTCTCACATTGATTCAAAAGTTAAGCAAGTTTATTACCATTCACCATTAGCTGCTGTTGATCCTGAACAGGCAATGGATGAAAAGACGTATCAAACATTACGCTGTTTAACTTTCTGCACAATCGTTATGGAAAACGGCTTTACGGTTACAGGTGAAAGCGCATGCGCAAGCCCTGAAAACTTTGACCCATTCATCGGCAAAGAGATTGCCTACAAAAATGCTCGCGAAAAAATTTGGCAGCTTGAAGGGTACTTGTTGAAAGAAAAACTTTATCAAGCTGATTTAGACAAACAGTTCTAAAGCAGGATAACCCCATGAGATCAATCGTTGATCTTTGCAATTTGGCCTTGTCGCACCTCGCACAAGGCTATGTTGTAAATGAGATTACAGAACCAACAAAACCCGCAAATCTGTGTAATACATATTACCCAATTTGCCGACGCGAATTGCTTGATAACGAACATCAGTGGACCTTCGCGGTCAAACGGGTTCGCTTGAATGTTGATGCGGGTTATGAGTTCGGCACCGCCTATGTTTTGCCAAGTGACAAAGTGCGATTGTTTCAGCTTGAGTCTGGTACTCGTTTCTACGTTGAAGGCAACAATTTATTCACAGATGACCCTGCACCAGTTCTTCGATATGTCCATGATGTAAAAGATTTAGCTCTAATGACTGACAGTTTTAAACTCGCATTGTCATATCTTTTGGCAGCTCGTATTGCAGGTCCTTTGACTCAAAGTGAACCGTTGCAAATGAAGATGATGGGGCTTTACGGACAAACTTTAGGCCAAGCAATTTTTATTGATCTTCAACAGCATCGACTTGAAAAACGTCCTGAGCATGTAGGCTCAATGACTGAGGTACGATAATGCAATTTTCATTCAATGGTGGCGTTATATCACCAGATATGTTTGGTCGTATTGATCAAGCTAAATATCAAACTGGTGTTGCCAAATGCAAAAACTTCTATGTTGAATTGTTTGGCGGCCTGACATATCGAGCGGGTTTCCGTTACGTTCACCATTATGAAAAAACATTAGGCAAGATGCGCCTTATTCCTTTTATCTTTAGTGAAGAACAAACGGTTGTTTTAGCAATCCGTGCCGGTGCGGTAAATTTTTTTGCTGATGGTGGGATGTTGCTTGATGATAACGATGCACCTTTAGAAATTGTTGTGCCTTATGCGGAACAGCATTTAATGCAGCTACGATATGCACAATCTGCTGACGTTATCACAATCACACACCCGGATTATCCACCACGAAAAATCATTCGTAAAGGTGCAACGGAATGGGTAACTGAACTTGTATCAGTCGGATACGGTCTTACACCACCTCAAAATGTAGCTGCAACTGCGCACATTGAAGATAAATATAAACCTGGTGGAGCTAATCATGATTCATACATTGAACGTGATTATTCTTATCAAGTAACAGCAATAAATGAAGAAAATGAATCTGCTGCATCTGCAAAAGTAACAGTTCAAAACGACTTAACTCTTGGTGGTAACTACAACACCGTAACTTGGGATACCGTAACTGGTGCTACACGCTACAACGTCTTTAAACTCCGTTCTGGCCTTGCAAGTTATATTGGCGAAACAACTGAACTAAGTTTTACAGATGACAACATTGAAACGAACGGATCGATTACACCGCCATTAATTCGTAATCCGTTTGAGTTTTATCCAACCGCTGTTGCATATTTTGGACAACGTAAAGTTTATGGCGGTGGCTATAAATCACCACAATGGTTGCGAATGTCTCGGACTGCTACCGATGATAATTTTGGTTATCACATCCCACTTCAAGATACAGACTCAATTCAAATACGTTTTGCTGCACGTGATGGAAATGGTGTAAAACACATTGTTCCAATGAGCGATTTAATGATTCTTACAAGCAGTGCGGTTTGGCGGCTTTCTTCTGATGGTGCTGTAACAGCAGCAAGCGTAAGCGTGAATAAACAATCTTCAGAAGGGGCAAATGATGTAACACCTGTAGAGATCGGGGGAGCTGCAATTTTTGCTTCAGATCAAACGGGGCATATTCACGAAATCTCACTAGCCCGTTCGTACACTGTTTCTTATCAAACATTAGATTTATCTATTCTGTGCCCACAATTGTTTGATGGGCATAAAATAATTGATTGCGCATTATTGCGTAACCCTATGAATATTATATATTTTGTTCGTGAAGATGGGGTTTTATTATCGTTGTCTTATGAACCACAACAACAAGTATGGGCATGGGCTGAGCACGATACAGATGGTAAATTCTTATCTGTTGCAGCAATTCCAGAAGAAAATCAAACAGTTCTTTACGCATTAATTGAGCGAAACGGATTTTATACAATTGAGCGCATGTTAACCAGACAACCTTCAGAAATGCAGGATAAATGTCATTTAGATGGTAGTTTTCATTATAAAGGGGCGCTAGTTACTTCACTATCTGGCTTAGATTGGCTTGAAGGTCAAACAGTATCAATATTTGCTGACGGAGGTGTAAAGCCGCCTGTTAAAGTTGTTAATGGAACAATACAATTATCTCGCGAATTATCTAACGTTTGGATTGGTTTGCCTTATGTGGCAGAAATGCAGACGTTACCTATACTCAATCAACAAATTAATCCAGTAAAACCCAAAGTTTTAAATAAAGCTTTTCTACGTGTTCTTGGCACACAAAATATTCTTGTCGGTGCTAACCAAGATATTTTACAGCCTACAGCAATAACTGAATATAAACCGCGCAGCCGTGAACCGTACGGCAGACCATTAGATTTAATTGACGGTATTGTTGAAGTTCCTGTTGCCAGCACCTTCGAGCGAGATGTTCAAATTACAGTAAAACATGATAAACCTTTACCTATGAAATTGTTGGCATTAGAGGTTGAAATCAAATGAGACGAAATAATATTGAGATTCGCAAACCGACTGAGCGCGATATTCGTATTCTTGTTGAGAACCTGCGTGATGCTGATAAGGACGAAATGAAAGCATATTTCAATGATAACTATCATTGGATGATTAAAATGTCCATCAAGCATTCTAGTGATGCTTGGACAGTTGTGGTTAACGGCAAGTTGCTATTCATTTGTGGTGTAGGAATGACAAGTTTAATTGGTAATATTGGTTGCCCATGGCTTCTTGGCACCAATTTTATTAAGCAATATCCGATTGAATTTTACAAACAAAGTTTGAATATTTTAAAAGAAATGCAATTGAATTATGACGTGCTCATAAATCATGTTTATGTGAAAAATAAAAATGCAATTCGCTTTCTTAAAAAATTAGGATTTGATCTAAAAGCCCCTGAAATCTACGGAAATAACAATGAATTATTCCATCCGTTTGTAATGGGGACAACAGCATGATTAATCCATATGCATTTGCAGCTGTAAAGGGGGTGGAAGCGCTCTCTACTTACAACAAATTAAAAGCCCAAAAACAAGCTTATCAACAACAAGAAAAGCTTTCACTTTACAATGCAACGCTTGCAGATAATCAAGCACGGCAAGCTATTGAAGATGGTGTTAATACCGTAACCGATTACCAACGCAATGTTTCAGCTTTTAAATCAAGCCAGATAAACGCGCTTGCTGAAAATGGAATTGATGTAACTCAAGGTTCGGCTATCGATCTACTTGCCTCTACTGAGATGCTTGCGCAAAGTGATATTGATTCGATTAAGTACAATGCCGCTTTGCAGTCATGGGGTCATAAGGTTCAAGAAACAAACTATCGAAATCAAGCTGAGAATTATCGTGTAGCTGCAAAATCCATTAGACCATTAACAAGCACGCTTTTAAGCCTAGCAGGGAGTGCTGCGTCTGCCTATGTCCCAAGCATGGGTGAAGGCAGCTTAGGTGGTGGGATTGAAAATGGTGCCGTATCGAGCGGCGGTTCTGACTTTGCATCAAGTCTCTACAATGGTACCCAAGGCGCATCATGGCAAAATTATAATTGGAATTGGTTTGGAGCTAATTAATGCGTATACCACAATTTGATCGTCAAGTTTCAGACAATAATGTGCCTAGTGTTCAGGTTTCTGGGGGCGTATCTCCAAGTGAAGCTGCAAGTTTAGTTGGCAATAAAATGGATGGTTTAGTAGGTGCGCTAAACTCAGGATTAAAAGCTTATCAAGAATATCAAGATGAAGCAGATAAAGCTCGCGTAGCACAAACAATTGCTGAAACACAAAATAACGTTAATGAATATCTTTATCATCCAGAAACAGGGTTATTGAACATTAAAGGCGAAGCAGCTTTAAAAAGGGAGTCTGGTAAATCTCTCATTGATGAGGCAAATACTTGGTTAAATGATTTCACCACTGAAAAAATTGAAGGGCTTTCTAACAGTAATCAAAGGAATCTGTTTAATCAAAACTTGATTACTGTACGTGGGCAGCTTAATCGTATCGCTTCACAGCATTTATTCACTGAATCTCAGAAATTTCAAAAGACAGCTTTTGAGGCAGAAATAGATGCTAATTCAAGCTCAGTAAATCTTAATTATTCAGATTTGGAAACAACAAACCAATCGCTCACAAAAATTAATAGTGCATCGCAGAATTACGGTAAAAGCCAAGGATGGAACCAACAACAAATAGATTTATTTGTTAAGGAGCAACAAGACAAAGCCTTATTGGGTGCAATTAATTTAATGCAAACAAACGGTGACCCTTCGGCTATACCATCGTACTTTAAGCAGTACAAAGATCGCATGTCACCCCAAACTCAAGCGAAAGTAGGTAAGTTAATTCAGGATAACAATGCCGATGTTTTTATGACAGAAATCATAAAGTATAAAGAGGACCCTGAAGAGCTTGATAATTACATTGTGGCGTTACAGGACCCTAATAGTAAATTTTCGCAAAGTGTCGGGGCTAGGAATATCCCAACTCTACTTGGTAGAGCAATTGGTTACCGAGATGCTTATGATAGAAATTTAGTTGCTGAGACTAAAAGGAAAGATGAAGATGGGAAAAAGGCCCTAGGCGACTTTAGAAAAGATATTGAAAGTGGCATCCCTTTTTCGGCACAAAGGCTTAGTGAATTATCTTCTAAGGTGGAAGGCACTGCATCTCAAAGTGGATTCGAAAAATTAAATAGAAGTTTGCCAATATTTCAGCTTTTATATTCAATGCCTGCGGATGCGAGAGAATCCTTCATCAACTCTTATGAGTCTGATGCGAAAACAAAAAAATCTGATAATCCGCAGGACGTTAAATTCGTTACTGATCAAATGCGAGCAATTCACACAGGGTTATTAGATAAAGAGAAAAATGATCCGGCATTAGCTTATTCTATAAAAACTGGTAACCCTTTAACGCAGGCACCTACCACCTTAATTATCCAAGGCGATAGTAAAGCACTAAATATTGTTAGTAGTAATATTCAAAAAATGGTTGCTACGAATCAAGCTAGTGGATCAACTACGGGTTCTATAAATCCGCTTTCAAAGCAACAACAGGAAGAAATGAAATCTTTTTGGAAGTCTGCCCCTCCTAATCAAAGACTTCATCTGGTGTCTAACCTACAAAAAGCAGCTCAAGGCAACCCTAATGCATCTCGTGAAATGATTCAGTCAATTGCGGGCACTAGTAACAATACTTTTAGGTGGGCGGCAGCTTTAAACAACCGCGGTTTAAAAGACATTGCGAATCAAATGGCTGTTGGGCAGGATTTAATTGATAAAGGGGATGTTAAGGTTGATGAAGCGCTATTAACTCAAAAAACAACTGAATATTTAAAAGGCATAACTGCACCTGGTAAACCTGATTTCAATATTTACAAAGATGCAGTAAGAGCCAACTATGCATATCTTTTGCAGAAGTCTGAAAAAATCCCAAACAAAACCGAAAAATCCACTTCTAAAAAATTAGATGAAGACCTTATTAATTTGGCTCTACTAAATACCACTGGTGGAAAGTTTACGAATGGTAGTTTTCGCAGAGAAACATCAGTGTTACGCCCGCATACTGTAGGCGAGGCATCTTTTAGACAGCAGCTTGAACAATTTAATTCTCGAAATGCACGAACTTACGGAGGGTCTGATCGTGAGTATTTTCTAGATTTACCATTAGAACAAGATACTAAAAACCCTTATCAATACTATTTTAAAAACGGTAGCGGGTACATTATGGATTCTACCGACCCTAAGCGCAAAACCAAATTAACATTTACTGTGAGATAGTTTTATGGAACTTTTAGCAGATGACGAACTTGCGTTAATGCAAGACGATCCACGGTACAAGCCTAAAAACCAACGAGGGAATGTTCTTGATGTTGTTTTAGGTGCGGCATCTGGTGTTGCTATGGGTACAGTTGAAGTTGCAACGGCACCAGATGCTTTAATTCGCGGGGACAAAAAGGCCGCAGCTTTACGTGCGCAGAATCTAACAATCTTTAAGCCTGAAGACCTTAGTACCGCAGGTGAGCTTACATTCGGTTTAACCAAGGATTTCACCCGAATCGGATGGAATGCTTTAGCCACTATAGGTACTGGTGGTTACGCTTCTTTAGGATTAAATGCGGGGCTATTTGGTACCCAATCATATGAAAATGAAAAAGCAGATTTACTAAATAAAGGTGCAGATATTGACACTGCAAGAACAGGCGGTGCAATTCGAGGTTTAACCGATGGTGCAGGTTTCGCTTTACCTGTTCATGGTGTATCAAAAAATGTTATTGCCGATGCTGTTGTTACAACAGGTTTAGCAACAGCAGGGGGTGCTGTAGGCGATTATGTAGAGGGTGATTACCTTAAAGGCAATACAAATAAAAAAATAGCAGAATATGGAGAGCAGCTACAGGAAAATGCTACTAGTCCACTTGCTCTTGGTTCAAACGCCACCATGGCTTTAATGCTGAATGTTTTTGCAAATAAAGCTAAATTAAGACCTGAGCAAGGTACAGAGCATGATGCTGCGGATACTATAAATGACGCTGCTCAAGTGCATGCTAATATCGACCATGCTGAAGGCTTAAATCCATTTGAACCAACAAGTGCAAAAGAGTCCAATGACCATTTTGATGCGCTTGATACTTCGCTTGAACAAGCTGTAAATGATGAGCTTGTATCACTTGGACGGCCTGTCAGTGGAACTCCAAAAAATATTCCAGTACCAAATAAAGAAATACGCCCTTTGTCTTTTAAGGGAAAGTCAGCAACTGTCCAACAAAAAATTTATGACACAGCGTTATCAAGTGGGCTAAATGATTCCGAAGCTAGGGCTGCTTTAGCTATAGCCCATTTTGAAAGTGGCGGTAGTTTTGATCCAAACGTTACCAACCCAAGCAGTAAATACAAAGGTATTTATCAATTTAAGCCAAGCACATGGCGCGCTGAAGGTGGTACCGATGCTAACTATACTGATATTAACAAGCAAATCGAATTAGGTATCAAGCATACAAAAGGGAACATTGCTTATATTAAAAAAGAAACGGGCGTAACACTAACCGGTTCTCAAATTTACTTACCACATCTATTGGGCCGTGGCGGAGCAAAAGCGGTTATACGTGCCATAAAGAATACCCCTGATGCACGTGCGGAAGATGTGTTGCTTAAAGTTTATGGTAAAGACACTGATGCAGTTTTAAAAGGTAATGCCATTAACCCTGATGATTCAATTCAGGCTGCTATGGGTAAGTTCACTTCTAAAATCGATAATCTTATAGCGAAGCAATATGGCGGAGATATAAAAAAAGGAAATTTAGCAATTAGGGGGAGTGAATCTGATTTCCCAGAATTCGAATCTTCAGTTGCTCAGATACCTGAATACAAACGTGAAGGTGATGTGCTAATTGAGGCATCACCAAATTTATTTGTAAATCGACTGAATAGTGAACCTGAAAAATTACTTGAACTTGAGGAAGACTTTCATCGTCTATCTGAACCGCTCAATTCAGAAGATATTGAATATTTACGAGAGACAGCACATTACCAACCATACGATGGCAACGTTAATAAAGTTACGTATGAAGAACCACAAGTAAGCTTGTCAGGTAGTAGTCGCAGTACACAACGTAGTTTTGATGATTTAAGTGCACAGTTACAACAAACTGTTTTTCAGAGCAGTGATGTAAATACGGCTCCAATAAAAGCTTTAAATAATATTGATGAAGAACCGCGGCAACCACGTTTAAATGATGGTCAATCAGAAGTAGATACTACAACTGCCTCACAAGCTCAGTCACCGAGAGAAGGCTTTGAAAATTGGCAAGCAACTCGATCAACAGATTATATTAAACGTGAAAAGGCTCAATCAGATGGGGTAATGGTTCAAGAAATATATAACAAAAAAAATGACACGCTTTTTCAAAGAACTGTAAATACAGATGGCAGTGTTTCACCCGTAAAAATTTCTCGTTCGGGAAATGATGTTTTTGTGAAAAGTTTGATAGATGGGGCAGACAATACACCGTTGAGCAATCTTCAAAGTAAAGCTGCCCAAGCGATTGAACGAGAATTTTGGAAACCAAGTAGAGAGAAAATTGCGGGGGCACCAAAGCTTGATACAGAAGGGCAAAGTGATTTCGGTTCTTTCACAGAAACAGCTGATGGTCGGGAAGCGGTCAAGGCCATGATTGATAATCCTGATATGGAAGTATCGGTATCACGTTTAGATGAAAGTGGTAATGAAGAAATAGTTTCTATGTCGGCTCGTGACTGGTTGGATTACATTCGTGAGCAAGAGGAAATTGCTAAAGATGAAATACAAGCGGTAAGAGCATTAGCAAGTTGTGCATTAAAATTTGGGAGTGAGGCTGCATGAGAGCTGAATGTCGTGATCAAGTTGCCCAAGCATTGGGTAAGAAAAAATTAAGCGCTGCGGATAGCAACCGAATTTCTCAATTGTATATTCGTGCTCAAAACATTCTTGCGCGTACTGACCCAGATTGGCTTTTAAAAAGCCCTGCTGAAAGGGCGGAGGCTATTGCCCAAAAAACAGCAAGTGATTTGTCTGTTCAGATTGCGAAGAACAATCAGAACATTGCTCGGGATGCAATTTTAAAGGCACAGTTAGAGCAGGAAATTTATAATCACTCTACGCTCAATCCTATTCAGGTTCTTATGCGTAAGATTGCTTATTTCTCTGATCAAAGCGGAATTCAGTCGGTAGAAAAACAATCACAAGCACTCCACAGTAGATGGATGTCTTTAGTTGCTGATGTCTTCACTAAGACACAAGAAAGATGGGGCCTTTCTGTAAATAAAGAAATGACCGACGACATTATTCGCGTCATGTTCGGTGGAAAGTCAGATAATCCAGAAATTGTGGCAATGGCCAAAGAGGTCAGTTTTGCATTGGAAGAAATGCGCTTAGCCTATAATAGGGCAGGTGGAAATATTCGCAAGCTAGATAACTGGGGGTTCATGACATCCCATGATCAGAAGAAAGTTGCGTTATCAACTGAGCAAGAATGGGTCGATGAAGTTCTTCCAAAACTAGAGCGTAATCAATATGTTCGAGAAGATGGTTTACTGATGAGTGATAGTGAAGTACGCACTATGCTAAAAGATGTTTACCGGACAATTGCCACAAACGGGGCGAACAAAGTTTTAGATGATCGTAAAAGCATTACCCCTGTTGGCGGTCGTTCTAAAATGGCAAATAGGCACCAAGAAGCCCGTGCTCTTCATTTCAAAGATGGTGATTCATGGCTTGAGTATCAGGCCAAATTTGGCACATACAATGAAACAGGTTTTCATGAAATATTAAAAAACCATACACATCGTATGAGCACTGAAATTGCCATGATGCAGAATTTTGGCTCTAACCCAAGGTTGAGTTTTGAAACTCTCTTGGAGGAGGCCAGTACAAAACTAAAGGCCGATCCAGAGAACGGCAACAAACATGGCGAAATTGATAAGCAATCTAAACGTGCTTTGTCTATGTACAACACTTTAGACGCCAATACCAAGGCGGTTGATTCTACCTTGGGAAATGTAATGGGTGGACTACGAGCATTAATGGTTGCTTCAAAGTTAGGAGGAACAACCCTAACGACTATCGGGGACCATGCTAGTACAAAGAAAATAGCCAATATGCTCGGGCTATCATATACAAAATCGGTGTTACCTGAGTATATGAAGCAGCTTACGCAAGGGAATTATCGAGATGAAGCCCTCCGTTTTGGTTTAGGTATTACAGAGATGGTGGGCTCTACATCTCGTTTTGGCGATGCCGACGTAGTTAGTAGTGCGACCAAATCAGGGCGATTTAATGCTCGTATGCAGCAACTGGCATCCACAACTTTAAAAATATCTGGATTGAATGCAGTAACTGCTGGAATGAAACGGGCCTTCAATTTGGTTCACATGAATAAAATTGCAGACATGACCCGAAATACTCATTGGAAAGATTTAGGCAAAGATGACCTAAAGGTATTAAAGGGTAACGGGATTACTGAAAAAGATTGGAATTTATGGCGTGATTTAACTCCATCAAAACGTGAAGATGGTGCTTTAGTTCTGACCCAAAATGATTTTTTTGATGCGCCCGATGAAATCATTAAGAAATTCTTGCCCAAAGATAAACAGGATAGCCCTACTGCTATTGTAGATTATCGCTATAAAGCGGCAATGAAATATCAGACTCATATTTTTAATGAAGAGTCGGTTGCTATAATTGAAGCAGGGGTACGTGAGAGAAGTATTATTAATCTTGGGGATGCGGGAACAATTCAAGGTGAATTAGGTAGAACTCTTTTTCAATTTAAAGGCTTCCCATTGGCTTATATGTTGCGCATTGGGCATAGAGCTTTTGCACAAGGGGATATCAAAAGTAGAGCAACATTCCTTGCATCACTTCTTGCTTACCAAACATTGGCAGGAGCCTTTATCGTTCAACTGCAAAATCTTGCGAATGGCAAAAATCCTGAACCCGTCTTTACCCCTGATTTCTTTGGGAAGTCTATTCTAAAAGGTGGGGGGCTTTCATTCATGGGGGATTTAATGAGTGCATTATCCGACCCTACAGGGCGTAGTTTTGGTGATTTTGTTGCAGGCCCCTTAGTGAGTCAAGGTGGTAAGCTTGGCATGTTGCTAACTGGGATGGGTAATAACTTTATTGAAGGTAAAGAATCTACTCGAACCATGGAAATTGCAAATACCTTGAAGGGTAATTTGCCATTTCAAAACATATGGTACAGTAAGCTGATAATTGACAGAATGTTATATTCTAAACTTCAGAACATGATTGACCCTGACTACTTACCAAAAACACAACAACGGTTAGAAAATTTGGGCAACAGCTATTGGTGGGATTTAAGCGAATGAGAAATAGGGGTAAATAAAAATTGGGAAAATTAACTTTTAAAAGGCATTATTTATTTTATTTTTCTGCTTTGTATCTTCTATATGCAGCTGTAGGCGATTTTGATTTTGACTATGGATTTTATCAAATTTTAAGATTTGTAGCTTTTTTCAGTTTTGGATTTGCCTCTTTTACTGCTTACTCGCATAAACAGCAAATTACTCCTTTTATATTGGGTTTGATTGCTATTGTTTTTAACCCCTTTTTGCCTATTTATCTTGAGCGTGAAACATGGCAATTAGTAGATATAGTAAGTGGACTATTTTTAATATTATGGACAATTACCACTTTTAAGGACGCTATATATGCCTTTTTCAACCAAGTTATTAAGAAAAACAAAAAGGTATCTATTGCCGCCATCTCTATTGTCGCAATTGTATTTATTCTGCTTATTGTAGGCTGGCCGTTTGTTCACAAATATGAAGAACCCGCAGCAGCTAGTGCCGAGTATCTAAATACTGATCCTCTTTTAGATGAACATGAGAGTGGATTAGATCAAATTGAACCGCTTGAAAATAATGACAAGGTTAAGACTAATCAAGATATCATTGTATCAGGTGAAAATCTTAGCAATCCAAATATCGACCAGTTAGCTGTAATAACTACAACTACAGAAGGATTGACGATTGGTGAGGTTCAGCAAATAAATAGTCGTCGAAAGGAGTTAGGGCTTCCAGTTTTACTAGAAAAAAATAATAACCACAGCTCAACATATAATCCTGAAAGGCCTTTTAAGTCAGAAGCAATAAACGATATTTATCAAAACTCTCCTACTATTTCTGATCAAAATAAAAACGTGGCCGAACCCCAAGGTGTTGAGTTAGAAAATAACGAGGCTTCAAGCCCATCTTCAGAAGTGGTTTTATAAGGCAATGCTTGCAATTGCACAAGGCAAGAAGGACGCGCCCGAAAGTATTTATGATGCTACCCGAGGAACTATAACGGGGAAACATGCTCCTGAAGATTGACTTAATATTTAAATTTTACAAAATGTCAACTGACAAGCGTATTTATTTTGTTAATAATTTGCTTGTTAGTTGAAGATATTTTATCTAAAGCTGATTTTCTTTAACCCCTTATATGCAGGAGCCTTAATGTCGCAAAAACTTAAAATTGAAAGTTTATATAATGAATTTTTAAATAACGAAGATTACAAAAAATTAAATAATGAATCTAATGTAAGAAAAGTTGAAATATTTCTATCTGAAAAAATACACAGACAAATACTTCCTTATTTTTCCCAAATTGGGGCGCATTATCGAATTGATGACTATTATCTAATTATCGACCCTTTAGATAGTCCAGATATAGAAAACAAAAGTGAATTTCTAAATTGGCTCGAAAAGTCAATTACTGAAAAGCACCTGTTGACAGTACAGGACTAGCAATCAACTATTTATTTGTAAGCTTACCTAAAATTGGCTGTAGAGATTACAGCCTTTTTTATTGGTGGGCAGAAAATGACAGTACCTATTTCAGACCGTTTAAGCCAACTATATGTTGGTAACGGCACAAACACCCGATTTGATTTTACCTTTCGAGTTTTCAACCAAGAAGATGCGACGGGGATTGCTATCCGTAAAAAAGGCATAATTGATTTTGAAACGGTTGACCCCTCTACTTATTCGGTTACCCTAAATCAAGATGGGTTTGGCGGTTATGTAACTTTTAATGCCCCACCTGCATCATCTGTATATTTCTATATTGCAGGCGCTACACCTCTTGACCAGCTTCTTGATATTACCAACTATGATAATTTCTACCCAGATGCTATTGAACGTGCATTTGATAAACTTACAGCATTGCTTCAAGAGTGGGGAACACAATTAGATCAAGAAAAGCAAGCTAGAATTTTGGCGGACATTCAATATGACTCTTTAGCAATGGAGCGCGAAGAAAATCTTGAAAACCGCTTACTAAGTTATATAAATGCGGTTGTGGGTGTTACTAACCCCGCTATTTTTGATGGCATTTCTGATCGTATGATCATTACTCAAGATGGAAGAACACAGCGTGAGTTCAACGCCTCTATCCCATTTTGGACAAATGATTATGTCAACTTCAAACAATCGACTGTACTTCGAGAAGAACAGATACTTGAGCATGTTCAAGAGCAAGACGGAATTCTACAGGCCAATATTGGATTAGAAACAACTCGCGCCACTGCCGCCGAAGCTGCACTTGATGTCAAAATCAATGCGATTGGTGTAGGTAATAAAGCCTATAAAACCTATGCATTAATGGATGCCGATAAAACTAATATCCCTCTTAATTCAAAAGTTACGGTTACCAATGACGCAATTGATGCTAATAATGGCGACTGGCAATGGGATGGAACTAGTTTTACAAAATCGATTTATGACCCTTTAACTCAATCGAAGAGCTATGTGAATCAAAAAACTTCACCCTTGTTTTCATCATTATTAGTTTCACTGAATACGCTAGATAAGACGATTTCATCAGACGTAAATCTGACATTACGAGAAGTATCAAAAATGCTCATAAAAAATGTAAAAAATACAAGTGAAACTAATAAGTTAACTGTTTCTATTGATAACAACTCTGAAAACTCAGCATCTATTGTTCTTTTACCGAATGAGTCTGTATCAAATAATGTGCAGACTGATCTCTGGTCAAAATTGAGCATGAATAGTGCAGACTTTACAAAAGTTGTTGTAGCAAGCACAAATGGCTGGCGTATTCAGTATCAGTATTATGCGTATGCATTTGATAAGGCGGTAGATAAGTATAATGTTTTTGATAAAAACGCTATCTTTGAAAGCCGCACTCAAGTCAATCTAGAGTCAGCTACGGGAATTGCTATTTCAAGTCATGGCGGCGGATATCTGCAATTCTATGTACCAACATCTGTGTTAACAGCTGCAGGCTTACCGAACAATGCAGAAGCAGCAGATGGTTATCTAATTCCGCGCATCGCTCAATCAGACATCTTTGCAATTCAAAGAAACTCAACTTTAACAAAGAATATTGATGAGATTCTTTTGAATAAAGGATCTTTAGTAGTTGATTTTACAGGAAATCACACCTCAACACTTGAAACTTATGTACTTGAAAAGCCGAGGATGCTCGATGTGACAAATCTTGACTTTAAGCAGTACATCGCAGATGTGAAAAATAGTACTAGTGTTGCTTTAAATAATCAGCCAATTGAATTAAAAGTAAATTTTAATTACGGTGAAGTTGCAAGCAACGAGCACTTAATTGTTTTAGATGAATCCGGTAATGAGTATGAATGTCAGTTCGGTGATGAGTATCATGTTAATCACCGTTTTGACAAATCCACGGGTTTTTATGCAGATGGCTCATTAAGATCAGGCACAATTGTAATTTATGACTCATTAGCAATTAATGAGAAGAAAAGTTATGTTGTTCGCGCATATCAGCAAGTTGTTCGTGATTCAATTAAGCCGGAGCTTGTATTTGATTCTGTAAATAATCGGTACACAATCACATTTGATGACTTCACATACTATTTCACAAAAGATAATAGTTATTATCTAAAATCGATTGTGAATGGCTCTACAACACACAACATCAAATACAGTACAAGAATCCGAGCTTTTGATTTGTCATCATACGTTTTTTCAGGTGATTCAAGCATTAAGCTTGTAAGCAGCGGAGATAATTTTGTTGAAGTTGAAACGGTTGTCTACAATCAAGCTGTTTCTACGTTAGCTGCAAATCAGCTTAAAGCGCGAACTAGAACAAAAATTTATAAAGCTGGAAAAGTAAAGATTGAGACTGCAATTATCTGTCAAAATCTGATAGATGGAAAAGACATTTGCGGTTTAATGGGCGAGATTTATAACTCAGACGTGACTTCAAACGCAGGTTCTACAAACCCTGTGACCGCATCATTGTCTGACTTCTATCGTACTCTCACGTATAGCAAAAACGGCACAGTAAATATTCTGCCATTGTATTATCACGGTGATAACAACCGCGGTGACACTGTAGCATACGGCCCGATTCGTGACATGTATTTAGGCCAAGTACTCACAACATCTTATTATCAGTGTCGAATTGGTTTCACTCAAGAACCGACTAGCGAATCTGCAACTACGTGGGATTATGAAAAAAATTGGGCGTTTGTACATGGCTTTTTGATTGATCTCAAGTCAAATCTTACAGATCCGAAAACAATATGTGACAGGACTTACAATCAAGTAACTGGATTTTTAGGCACTGGTCAGCGTATTGCTGTGACACGTAGAGCTATACTCAGTCGAATGGCTGAATATGTAAGCGGTGCTGATGAGTGGTGGGAAGACTTCTATGTACCAGCCTCAAATGACACGCTTAAAATGTATGCAGCAAAAATTGTTTCAGCACTAGCATTTAACAGCGGGTCTATCGATGAGATTTACACACAGTTTATTGCTTCAACAAGTGCGCGATTCGGTTCTAATTTGGGTACTGCGTGGAAGAACGGAACTTTTTCATTATCATTCGGAACGCGCAATACGATACCGGCTCTACAATGGCTTTATTTTTACTATCTTAAAAATGGAGACACAGTAAAAGTTGATGCGTTAAAGGCGCTAATTCAACCGCTGGCCACTGAATTTGTAATCTATTACAACAGTAAAGGTGGAATCGGAAATGTCGGGTCTGGATCAGATGTGGGTGCTGGCAACATTATTCTCGCTGGTTATCGTGTGTTAGCTTTAGCACATAAAATGGGTCTTGATACAGATAATAGTATTAAGACCGTGATTGATAATTTGCTCACAAATGCTCATTCAAATTATCAAATCTGTAAAAACTACATCAATGATGCAAAGTCTGCACGTTACACACAGACAATCTGGCTGCATTATCATGCGTTTGCGATTTATAGCTATGTCATTGGTAACAAGTTGATGAACTATGAAAACTCGATTGATGTTCAGTCGTGGTTGCTAGCAAATATCAATGGAAATGGTATGCCGAAAGACATGCAAGCAAATCAGGCCGAGTCTAGACGCGGTGGACGTAATACTCTTGCATTTATGTCTGCACCATTTTTATTTACAAAATCAAATTCAGGGATTAATGCTGTTAGCGAGATGTTTAAGCAGCTTGATTTTGAAGAGAAAGGTGAAGTCAGTAATGTGCCGATTTTCGGGTTTAAGCGCTTCACACAAGAGTCTGTAGATTCAGACACAGTGATGACAGCCGAAGCTTTTGCAGATATTTGGCTTAACTTTTATTTCAACAAAGAATTATGAAAAACATTGAAGCAGTTCAAGAAGCTCTCTTTCTAGAGGGCTTTTTACTGTCAACAGATTTCGATACAGAAATTACACCAATCAATAAAATGATGAAAACATTAGATTGGTGGCAAAAATGAACGACCCTTTAACAATTAAATCCCTTCCTTGGTTTATCAAGATTTGGGCGGCGGTAATGGGCGGCATTTTTGCGCTCATGTTGAGTGGTGATATTGATGTTGAAGGAAAGATAAAGATCAATATCGGTGTGATCATCAAATTCGCAATTAGCGTTTCTATCAGTTTATACGGCGGTTCAGCATTCATTGAATATCAAGATTGGGGGCATTACTCGCACATGACCCAAGGGTTTGTAATGTTGATTTTTGCAGTATTCGGGATGCTACTTATTGGGATTTGGTACCAGGCGATTCAATTACTAAAAGGTAAAACAATTAGTGAATTGATCTTTGAAATTCGTGAAGCGTTCAAAGCCATATTCAAATAGGAGAATGCCCATGTCAGTAGATAATGCAGAAAAAGTTGCACAAGCTTATTCTTGGCTACGTGCAATGTCTGGCGGCAAACTTACTCAAGATCAAGTAGCTGCGGGCGATTCAATTATTGCTATGAATGGCCTTAAAACTTTTGCTCAAGTTATCGGCTATAAATTGGATACTACTGTTACTGGCTTCCGCGATATCTCCGAAAACGGATTTAAGCTCATTAAATCGTTTGAGGGATTTGAGCCAAAGGCGTATCAAGATACTGGCGGCGTTTGGACGATCGGATACGGAACAATTAAGTATCCGAACGGCACACGTGTTAAGAAAGGAGATATGTGCACCATGGCAGAAGCCGAAGAATTGTTGAAAAATGATTGCGCATGGGTTGATGCTTGTTTAGATAAATATTTAAAGAATAAGCCAACACAAAACCAGTTTGATGCACTTGCTTCATTGGTTTACAACATTGGCGAAACGGCTTTTTCTAAAAGCACTATGCTAAAAAATCTTAATGCAGGTGATATAAAAGGCGCGGCTAACCAATTTGATAAATGGGTTTATGACAATGGTAAAGTCATAAACGGTTTAGTGAATCGTCGTGCAGCTGAAAAGAAGTTGTTTCTGACATGAAAGTCTTTCATTGCAAGCGGACCAAGTTTGCACTTCTTTTAAGCGTATTGTGCATCCTCTTTTCGGGATGCACAGCACATTCAATTAATAACAACATTCAAGTATCATTGTGCGTAAAAGCATTATGAGTTTTTTAATAATGACGCAAGTGATGATCAAAGCCTTTGACCATGCAAATACTAAAGTCATTGACCTTTTGGCTGAAGTAGGTAAGGGCGGCAATATTCTTAAAGTTTTTGATTATAACGGTAATGAACTATCTATAAATTTGGATGGTACCGTAATTTATAATCGTATCCGATGGCGTTTACCCGTTAAAGTAGATTTAAAATAAAGCCCCTATATAGGGGCTTATTGTTATGCAGCATTTAACATCTTGGCTATTTCAGATGCAGTTGGGTTGTAATAAGTATTCACTAAAACGCTAATTGTTTTATGACCTGTAATTTTTGCGAGAATTTCTACAGGTAAACGATATTCATGAACAAATCTTGTAATTGCTTCATGCCTTGAATCATGGAATGTAATAACCCCATCCAAACCGACACGGCGTAAATTGCGTTGCCAGATTAAACGGAATGAATTAGGGCTATGCGGTACCATTCGATCATCACCTTCATTTTCAGGTAATAATGCAAGTAGTTCTTTAGCTTTAGCTGTTAAAGGTACATCACGATTTGAGCCATTCTTTGTATCAAACAACCGGATAAAGTCGTCAAATATATGTTGCTTTTTAACACTTAGAATTTCGCCTTTACGCATGGCGGTTTCAATTGCAAATAAAAATGACCATCCTAAATAGTGCCTTGGTTGAGTTGGTACTTTGCCCCACTCATAATCCAAACCTTTTAAAACAGTATTAATATGTTCTTGGGTTATACGTTGGTGCCTTGGCGGCGGTGCTGAAGGTTTAGTAATTTCTTTAAATGGATTTTCTTTAGTTAAAAATAATTCTTTTCGTGCAAAGTCAAAAACTGAACTGTACATAGCCATTTCTCTGATGACCGTTGCACCTTTAACTTGCTTTAAGCGCTTATCACGCCATTGCTTAACTAAAGCAGGGGTTAGGTCGTGTATGGACTCATCTGCTAGTTCGCCCCAGTTTTTCTTTAGGCATTTGAGCATTTGAACAATTAAACGGGCGCTTTTCATTTTGCGGCCTTCTTCCTGATAGTACATATCAAAAAGGGCTTGAAAAGAGATATGGATTTTTTCAGGTTCTGAAACTGGTTGTTCAGATTGTAATTCTAATAGTTTGGTTGCGGCCCACTGTTCGCATTCACTAGCTGTGTCACGTGTGGCTGCGTAACGTTTACCTTTGAATCGAACTTCAATACGCCAAGCGTTGCCGCGACGGGTCGGTTTCTGCATTTTTAACACTCCAAATTTCATGGTGGCGCACTGCCGACAAAAATTGAAGATGTACAAATGACACCCACTTTTTTGGCGGCGGCACGGAAATATAAAGCGTTTTTTAATGTGAAATATGGATATTTTGAATATCCATAGCTGACCTATCGACAATAAAAAACAAGCCAAAAGGTTACTGGAACCTTTCAGCTTATTGATTTTTAATAACAAATTTTGGAGCGGGAAACGAGACTCGAACTCGCGACCCCAACCTTGGCAAGGTTATGCTCTACCAACTGAGCTATTCCCGCAATGTGAGCACATTATAGAGTGTTTCATTAAAGTGTCAACACTCTTGTGATCTAATTGAACGTTTAATCAGCACGACGCCAAACTGTACCTTGGCGAGTGTCTTCAAGTACTACACCTTGGTCGAGTAAAGACTGACGAATACCGTCTGCTTTAGCAAAGTCTTTTGCTTTTTTCGCATCAACACGTTGTTGAATGAAATCTTCAATTTCAGCATCAGACAAAGCAAGCGCTTCTTGTCCAATATCTGATTTTAAGAAATCATCTACATTGTGTTGTACCAAACCTAAAATGTTAGTGAGGTGACGTAATGTCGAATAAAGCACAGTTGCTTGGTCAGCTTGCTCTTCTTTTACGGCACGGTTCAATTCTTTGTTCAGTTCAAACAATACCGCCATTGCTTCGGCTGTGTTGAAGTCATCACACATTGCATTGTTAAAGCGTTCAATAAAGCTTTGCTCAAGCTTTTCAGTTGTCGTTTGACCATACACTTGATGATAAGCTTTAAATGAATGATAGAAGCGAGTTAAAGAAGTTTTTGCTTCTTTTAGGGCCACATCAGAGAAGTTCACAGGACTACGATAGTGTGAAGACACAATAAAGTAGCGGATCACTTCAGGGTGGAACTTCTCCATCACGTCACGAATCGTAAAGAAGTTGCCTAAAGATTTAGACATCTTTTCGCCGTCAACGTTAATGAAGCCAACATGCATCCAGTAGTTTACATATTGCTCACCAGTCGAAGCTTCACTTTGCGCAATTTCATTTTCATGGTGCGGGAACATTAAATCTGAACCACCACCATGAATGTCAAAGTGATTGCCTAGGCAGCAAGTCGACATTGCAGAACATTCAATGTGCCAACCCGGACGGCCATTACCCCAAGGGGATGCCCAAGATGGTTCATTTTCTTTGGCATGTTTCCAAAGTACAAAGTCAAAAGGATGTTTCTTTTCAACTTCTACATCAACACGCTCACTTGCGCCAGCTTGCATATCATCAAGCTTACGACCAGAGAGGCGACCATATTTTTCAAATTTGGTCACTTCAAAATAAACATCGCCGTTTGAAGCAGGGTACGCAGCGCCTTTATTCACCAAATTGCCAATCATATTTTGCATCTGATCGATATATTCAGTCGCTTTAGGTGCTTCATCTGGTGCTAAACAGCCTAAGTTCGCCGCATCTTCATTCATTGCATCGATGAAACGCGTGGTGAGTTGTTGGATTGTTTCACCATTTTCATTCGCACGTTTGATGATTTTGTCGTCAATGTCGGTAATGTTGCGAATGTAGCGAACATTCCAGCCTTGACTACGTAAGAAACGAATAATGTAGTCAAATGCAACCATAACTCGAGCATGCCCGATATGACAGTAGTCGTAAACGGTCATACCGCAGACGTACATATCGATGTGACCTTCTTTGCGAGGTACAAATTCAACTTTTTTTCGTTGCTCAGAGTTATATAAAACAAACGGTTGCAT